GCCGTTTGGGAACTGTTCGTGACTCCGAGGTGGTCGTCATCGGTAGTGAGTTTGCGAATGACCATCGCGCATGTGATAGCGCGAAGTGTATTGGCGGAGATAAAGCCAACCTCTACCCCCGCCAAATTACACTCGTCGATAATCAAAGCCGACGCATCATCAAGAGCCGTCTGAGCCTTAGTCGTCAAGCTTGCGTCCACTACATGCCACCGATTCTCCAAGTCAGCAAGAGAAGCAAAAACTTGATAATCGGTCACGAGAGCTCCTATCAGGCGGTAGCGGACTTCAGAACGGCGAGACGCTTTGCGTCCAGCACGGCGTAGCTGAAGACAGCTTCGGAACGGTAGGCCACCTGATTAAAACGCTGCAAATCGCCAGCACCGTCCGGGTCGCCGAACGGAATCACGGACACCTCAAGCGGGCGGGCGATACGCCACTTGATGGTACTGAAGTCACCGAGGAAGGCCAGCACCTTTGTATCGGTCTTGGCGAGCGGTGCGGAAACGGTCTTCGAGGTGGAGGCCGGGATACCTTCGAGAACGCCAGTGTCGAAGCTCGCCGGAATCTCCGGGAACTGACGAGCACCGGTGGACGTGCGCAGCTTACGCAGAGTCGAAGCCCAAGTACGGCTGAGGGCAACGCCGGTAATATCGGCGTTCATAGCACCGTCAATCAGGCTGTCGAAGTCAGCGAGAGCGTCGTTGGTAGCGTTCACGGTGTTCGCGCCGGAAGACACGGCAGTGTAGCCGGTGAGCTTAGTGCCGGTCGCCGGGTTGATGGCGTGGAGAATAACGTAATCAAGGGCTTCACCGATAGCGCCAGCTTGGTCCATCTGGATGGCGTCGATGATTTTCAGTTGGTCTTCTTCGTCAGCCCAGCTCAGCTCAGAGCTGAGACGGGTGGTGCACTGCACCTTGAAGCGCTTGCCCTGCACCGGAGTAATAGCAGTGTCGTGAGAGCTCTTCTGAGCTCCCTCAGCCACAACCTCAGCGACAGCGCCGCCAGTGAAATAGTTGTAGGCGTCGTCGGTAAAACCCGTCAAGGTGTCAGCCGGGGACAGTGCCGCCACGACAGAGGTGTCGTGCAGCTTGGACGCAACCTCGGTGGTTACGCTATTGGGGAGAATGATTTTGGACGTATCAAGAGTAGCCATATGCTAATCCTTACTTGTTCGTGCCGAACAGCGCTTTGGCAATCGCCTTAGCAGCGTCCGACGTTTCGTTGGTTTTGTTATTGGGGGCACCTGCTGGATTCTTGATGAACGGTGCGCGGGGACGACCCTTACTCCAATTCATCAAAGCTTCAGCGGAAGCCTTCAAATCGTCTTCGGTTTCACCTTGGAGTAGTCCGGCTGGAACGCCAGTCTCAGCTGACACAGCGGCCTTGAGAGCCGCAACCTCGGCGGAATGCTTGTAGTCGGCGAGTTTGCTTTCAGCGTCCTTCGCTCGCTTCTCAGCTTCGGCAAGCGCGTCTTCAGCGTTCTTCGCGGCGGCATTCGCGTCGTCAAGCGTGCGAGCCGCGTTCTTGTTTGCCTTAGCGCGCTTCTCCCATTCACGAGAATGCTTGATAGCTTCCTCGTACTTCGCTTTCCAGTCTTCGGCGGTCAGCTCGTCAGCACCACCGTCAGCACCGTTATCAGTGCCCTTCTCGACATCTTCAGCGTCTTCATCAGCCATGTGTGA